AATCCGCAGGCTAGTCATAGAGACTGTTGATTTACAGTCCCTAGGTGCGGAGCTAAAGATAATAGGCGAAATTGACAACCCAGGTTATAGAGACTTTAATCCCTCTATCGCATTTCATAACGGGAAGTTGAAAATAGCCCTGAGACGTTGTAACTTCGCCGTCGAGAGACATGGTAGGTGGTACTTCCGAGACAACTCTGCATATTCAAAAACGGATGTATTATATGGTGATCTAGACCCTGACACGCTACAGGTATCTGACTTACGTAAACTGGAATTAAGCGAAGACAGCCCAATAGTTACTAGGCTCGCAGGTCTTGAGGACGTAAGACTGTTCAGCCGTAAAGATGGTATGCATGCTATAGGATTTGAATCAGATAGAATCACACGCAGTCTACATAACAAATCAACGTCCATGGCTGAGTATCTGATTAAAGGTAATCAGCTTAAATACCTACGTACATTGAAGAAACCAGACCCAGAAACAGTAGAGAAGAACTGGTGCCCAACTGACGTGCCAAGTAATATATTTGATACGACTTATTCTGATACCCAGTCTTACAAAGACGGAAAGCTCATAGGCAAGCCAAGTACATCAAACATACATGGCGGCTCCCAGTTATTGCTTCAAAGAGACGGTACTTATCTGAGCATAGTCCATGAAAAGAAACTAGACCCCAAATTCAACCGATTAAATAATAACGTTTATGATAAGTACATCTATCACCATTACCTAGCGAAGCACGACGAATACGGAATCATAACTGAACTATCGAAAGCATTTACTTTTGGTACACATGAAAATATAGAGTTTGCGGCGGGCATGGTCGAATACAATGGTGATTTTCTTATTACAGTAGGGGTACGTGACTGCCGCTGGCTAGTTTGCCGCATATCTGAGGAAAAGCTTTTTACTTTATTTAACACTTGAGCAAGAGCAGAATACTTGCAGGGCATAGCACGGATTAACAAGGAGACGCTTGTGGAAAAACTGTAACCTTTGTTACTGTTCATCTTGACTTACGGTAACAATTGGCATATTCTATAAGCAGAGTTAATGACCTGACAGATGACTACGGTCACAGGCGAACTACTCTACCAATGAACATTTACAACTCGTATCGGATAATCTGTTAGTAACTGGTGATGTGAGAGTCGTTCATAACGGGTCAGGATGTCGCGCGAACTCCCCTGATGTAAAGATGCACTACGAGCTTGTACTACAGCTACCGCAAATCTCACCTTGATTGGCGCTATACCTTACTAGCAGTTTTCCCGATACGAGCACCAAGAATAGAACCTTTGGAGTGTCGCAAGTCGATAGCAGGATTTCGTCTATGAAGTAGCCTAATTCACGTGATAAGGCACTGGCTAGGATACTGGTGGCGTAAGCCTAATTAACTTACAAGCCAGAGAGCTGGGGTTCGACGCCCAGAATGATTGCTACCGACTTATGGCACTCCAAGGCCAGTACCTTGAGCGTAGATATTGGAGCAGAGGTAATTCCGACTCGTTCGGGCTGCTGTTGCCCTGCTTCATTCACCTGCGCTTACAGGAAGTACCTTAAACAAGTTAGAGCGTAGTAGTGCTGGTAGTAAGCCCCTCTCACTTTGTATAGGTCTACACGAGAATGCCGTGTGGGGGAGTTCAGAACCTTGCTACTAGCACCATACGCTTTAACGCACCTTTATCAGTCAAAGAGATTAAGTATCGCATGAAAAAGGAGATATGAATGATAGTTAAATTTGGAAACTTAGAACAGCCACGACATAGTGAAAGCCCTGAAAAGCCAGAAGCCAAGGCAAAGATTACTGAGATGATGCAGAAGTTGCATAAAGCTGGTTTTGAACGTCAACAGAATATCCGAGACGGCGTAAAAGATGGTAAATTCTATCATGTATTTGACCTACCTCATCAGATTGAGTTTGGTGGTGGTACAGAAGAAGCGTTAGCGATAATGACACCGTACAGCGATTACATGAAGCCGTTGGCAGTATGTGCGCCAGAAGTTGTTGCTTAATCCATTAGAGCCACACCGACTGGACTAGCTTCCGACAGGCGAGGTGTTCGTACAGAGATAAGTGAATTGAATAACGTCAGGAGCTTAAGTGGACAAAAAAGACAAAGAAATCTACTACATTCGAGAGAGTGCAGTTCAATCAATTATCAGTGATGCAGTCATGTACGGCGGTATTATCGGGCTACTCTATTTCAATCACAGTGTGCTTAACGGTAACGCGTTTATAGACTTCTTATTTATCCTGTTCATGTTACTAAGCGCTACAGCACGGGGTAGTAAGAAGATGCTCAAGTTCAATACACCGCAAGAGGTCGTAGATTATATCAAGAAGAATGCTGAGCGCCCTGCGAGCGAAAAATAAGCCTGTCGAAAGCTAGCTCCGGCTAGCCCAACCAACAACATAAGGGGGGAGATAAGATGAAAGTCACGAGAAAAGATTACGGTTCAAGCGACCCGATACTAGACATTAAGATGAGCTATTTTGATTTTCTCAATCTGTTAACTGACTCATGGCTAGAAGCCGAAGGAGCTGGCAGTGTTGACCATATTTTCAGACAAGCGTTTTTCAATAAGCTCGATTATAAGATGCGGAATACACCGCCAACAGAGGTCACCCCAGATGCCTAAACGTAGAGGTCAAAGATGAACCACCAACTATACCTTAAATGTAAGAACTGCTTGATCTTCTTCGAGTACAATGGGGGAAGACGTAGCAGTGTATGTTCTTCAGCATGTAAAGTATCTTTATGGCGTAAGAAAAAGAAATCTATGATGGTACAATAGGGTTATGGAAGATGGTGGCGGATTAACCGAAAAACAAGAAGCATTTTGTCAACATTATGCACAACTTTCTGATACATACGGTAACGGAACCTGGAGTTATGCACTAGGATATTCTAAAGGCTTAGATACTGCTGATAAGGATAATGAGATATGGGAGTTTCCTGGTCAGAAAGACAGAGGAAAATTGATTCAACCGTCTGATTACTCTCGGATTTATAATACATGCAGCGTAGAAGCTACAAAGCTGCTAAGAATCCCTAAGATAATAGCTCGTATCAAGGAGTTAAAAGCTACTTGGATAGATGATGACAAAGTTGTTGACTCAAGAATGATGGATATTATACAGAATGGGAAAGATACGGATGCTCTTGCTGCCATCAAGCACAGGAATGAATTAAAGCAACGTGTTGTGAAGAAACTAGACTTGACTATAGATAATCCATTTAGTGAACTGGAAGTAGATGAGCTTAGAAAACTTGCCAGCGCAAAAACTTGAACGTATCAGATTAGAAGCTAAGAAAGAGTTAGCCCGTCGCTTCTTTTGGGACTTCGAGCAAGCCTTATATCCTAAGCTATTCACCGATGAACGTAAGCTACTAAAAGATGTAGCTGAAACATTACAAGACTTTATAGAGAACAGTGACAAACATTACCTAGTCCTTTCCCTCCCTCCTGGTCATTACAAAAGCTTCACAGCTAAGAATCTCGCAATGTGGTTGATGGGTAAGAACGCAATGAACCGAGTAATCGGAGCTTCCAACTCAGGTGATTTATCCAGTATGTTCTCTACGCAGATCAGAGATACTATTCTAGGCTTCAACTACGGCAAGGGTGGAATACCGTTCACTGAGATATTCCCCGATACCCATATAAAGCCTGGCTTCGCTACTAAAAGCAAGTGGGAGCTTGAGGGTAGTGAGGAACCTTCTTACCGTGCAACAAGCCCTACGTCTGCGATTACCGGGTCACGTGCTGATTACTTTATTATAGATGATATTATCAAGAACCACGTGGATGCCATGAATGCCGCAGTGCATGAAGCTAACTTCGATTGGTTCCGCAACACGCTGTTTAGTCGTGCAGATGGTGATAACTATAAATTTATCTTCGTTATGCAGAGATGGGCTAAGGCAGATTTATCAGGACGTGTAATAGACTTTTATGGCGATGATGTCGTTTCAATAGACTATCCAGCGATAAAAGAAGATGGAACGATGCTAGAGCCTACTATCATGAGTATGGATAAGCTTAATGAAGCACGTCGCACATTACGCCCAGAAGTGTTCAAGGCCAATTACTTGCAGAAGCCTATGGACGTAGAGGGTCGATTATATACAGGATTTAGTGAATGGGATAGATTACCTGATACACCTGCGGTGAAGAAGAACACTACTGATATTGCAGATCAAGGGAATGATAATGTCTGTTCTATAAATTGGGAAGAGCACGATAGTAAGATTTATGTAACGGATATCTATTATTCTCCTGAGAAAGCTGAGGTGACAGAGCCTAAGGTTGCGAAGATGATTAACGCAGGTGAGGTGAATGAAGCTGAGTTTGAATCTAACAACGGCGGCAAAGGCTATGCTCGTAACGTAGAACGGGAGCTTCAGAAGCTAGGCAATATCAAGACTGTCGTTAAGTGGGTGGCACAGACATCCAATAAGGAAGCCCGCATACTTACTTCGAGTGCATGGGTTCAGAACAACGTATATATGCCCCCTAACTGGACAAGTAAATACCCTGAGTTCGCCGCTGAGGTGTTAGGCTATGTTGCCGGAGCAAAGAATGAACATGATGACGGTGTTGATGTCTTAGCAACGATGTATGAACGTGTGGCTAACCTACAGAAGATTGATTGGGCATCTTGGCAAGTCAAATAACCCCGTGTGATAAACTTATAATATAGTTAAAGGGTAAAAACTCCGTGTCAAAAATCAGAGACTTTATATACAACGTCACGAAGCCGAAGAGTCAGACAGCATACGTTGGCGCTCCGTCATTCCGTTACAAAAATCCATATATCCTCGACTGCTATGAATCAGATAACTACGCATCTATCTACCCGTCTATAAAGGCCATCTCTAATGAGTTCATGAAGATTACGCCATTTGCCATTGATGTGAATGGTAAACCCTTAGTAAAACAACCGCCTGCCGGTATCAATGCACTTTATAATCCGAACCAATTAGACAGCTCTGTTGCTTTCCGTGAAAAGCTTGCTGTCATGAACCTCACGCACCGTAAGACATATCTGTTGGTGTGGCGACGGGAAGCCGGAGTCGCGAAGCCCGGTGGGGAGATAAATCATAATAATATCGGCGGTTTCACGTTCCTAGAGAACCCTGCTATCACGGTCATTGATAAGAAAACATACTTCAGTATCGGTTCACAGACTTTCAGTGAGAATGAGGTCATCTCATTGCCAGGAGGTGTTGACCCGTCAGGTTTGTATCAAGGCTATGCCGCTGGAATCGCATCAGCACGTTGGGCCACATTAGATGAATACATAGCTGACTTCCAAAAGGGATTCTTTGAGAACGGTGCTGTTCCTGCCGGTCAATTCGTTATTACTACTGCTTCTAAGCAGGATTTCGATGATACTGTTGATAAGCTTCAGGAAGCCCATAGAGGGGCCGGGAAGAATAACAACGTCACCTACACCCCAAGACCTGTTGACCCTGCAGATGGTAAGCCTTCCAATGCAAAGATTGAGTGGATTCCTTTCCAAGTCTCTAACAAAGAGATTGATTTCAAGAACCTCTTTGAGCAAGCGAACAAGCGTATGGATTCTACCTTCGGTGTCCCTGCTTCTATCCGCGGCGTCGGTGAATCCAACAACTACGCTACAGCCCGTGTAGACCAACAGAACTTCATACGCTTTACCATTGAACCTTTGGCACTTCGTATCTACACACAGCTGACGCATGAACTCAATAGGATTACGGGTGGTCTTGGCTATGCCGTCACGTTCAAACTTGACTACCCGGCTGTTGCTGAGGAGGAAAAAGCTCAGGCTGAGACTAAGGCTATTGAGGGTCAGATTGTACGAGACATGGTCGCGGCAGGATATTCACTTGACAGTATCATTGATGCGTTTGAACTATCTAATGGGTATAAGCTTCTCAAGGAGGGTGAGAAGAAAAACGCTACTATTGAGAATGATAAGCCTGATGTCGATGACGGAGGTGAAGTCAAGAAAGCGCCTAACCCTGATGAAATAGATGGTGTCACCCCTATCAATAGAATCAAAGCTAAGCTTACCGATGAGGAAAAACTGGAGAAGGCAGCTCGAAACCTTATGCAATCACAGGTTGATCGCGCCGTAGCTGAATTAAGAGAAGACCCCCTTGCATTAGAAGAACCGACAGAAGATGAAATAGAGACGTTTATCAAGGCGATGATGGCAACTATAACTCCTATTCTCGTTGCTCAGGCTGAAGCCGAATACGCGACTGGCGTAAAGACAGCAGGGATTGATTTAGAAGACGTACAGGGATTCTCATTCACTGATGAAGCGGATGACGCTTATAAACAATATCTGAGACAGGTCGGTTCAAGTTATGGGAATGATACGGCTGAATCCATTAGGAAAGTACTATCAGATGCGGTAGACAACGGATGGAATCGTCGTGAGATGGAAGCTAAACTGAAAGACATCATGAATACGGATGATTACCGCGTTAAGCGTCTCGCCAGAACTGAGCTTAATAACTCTCAAAACATCGGCAAACTCGAAGGAATGAAGTCCTTAGCTGCAGAAACAAATGTAGCATGGGAAAAGACTATATTCCATAGTGGCTCGACATGTGATATCTGTGCGACACAAGAAGGTAAATGGACTGAGATAAGTCAACCTCTATGGGCTGTCGGTGAGAGTATAGCTACAGTGAACGATAAGGGTGAGCAGACTATATACGTTAATAACTGGCAGACCAATAATGCTAATGATTACCACCCAAACGGGAAGGGTGCGTTAGTATTCAGGAGGGTATTATCATGACATACGATTTAAAGGCACGTTGTTTTAACTGTAAGAGGTTCTTAAAGATAAAAGCCGTAGCTTCATCTGAGATAGTAGTAACTTGCGAAGATCGAAAGTGCAAGATGGACAATAAGATCAAGGTAGTAATGCTGACAGATGTAAAGGAGCACCATGAATAATATGAAGATACGATCAGGTGAACGTCTTGACTTCCCTGTATATCAGGCTGACCCAGAATCCATCAGTGCTACCTTTATCGCACAATTTGAAAATACGATTATCACAGATACCGAAGTATACGAAGATGGGGTGGCATGGTTCTCATTCGATTCACCTGAAACAGATGTAGTTGGTACGTATGATGTGCAGGTGAATGAGAACTTCGCTGTAGGTTCGCCTGATATTTATCCAAGTGCCGATGATTGCGATGGAGATTGTGACTTCCTTACCCTTGAAATATGTCCGTCCTTACCCGAGGGGTCATAATGGCCAGTTATCAGATAAAACTGAATAAGAAGAGTCAGAGTATCACGCTCAAGAAAGTAAGCCGTGAGATTAAGCTGTTTCAGACTGGTCGCAAGGGAGAAAAAGGCGATCAGGGTGACCCAGCTACTAACCTAGTCACATCCGTAAACGGTCAACAGGGAGCAGTCGTATTAGATTATGCAGATGTGGGTGCAGATGAAGCTGGAAGCGCCGCAGCTGTCCTACAAGATGCGAACGATTACACTGACCAAGAGATAGCAGGTCTTGATACGGGTGTTCAGTCGGTAATAGCCGGTACTAATGTCACAGTGGATGATACCGACCCTGCCAACCCTATCGTGAGTGCTTTGGGTGGTGGCGGCGGTGCCAGCACATGGGGCAGCATCACAGGCACCCTCAGTGACCAGACAGACCTACAAACAGCCTTGGACGGCAAGGTATCTAAAAACACACTTGTTTATAATGTAAAGGATTTCGGTGCATTGGGTGATAATTCAACTGATGATACCTCAGCTATACAAGATACGTTAGACGCTGTAGGCGCGGCGGGTGGTGGAACTGTCTATGTCCCTTATGGAGTCTACATCATAAGCGCAACACTTGTCATTTACAGTAATACCACACTGTTAGTTGAGAAATCTGCAACTATCAAACTAAAGGCTGGCTCTGTCGCCACCATGTTGATGGATTACTCTCATTATTCGGGAGACTTGACTGTTCCGTCAATTATGGAAAATATCCATATTATCGGCGGGAAATGGGATAGGCAGAACAACACAGGTACTGCCAACGATACTCACTTCATTATCATAGGTGGTTCCAAGGTAAGTGTCTCGGGCGTTGAGTTCACCTCAACTAACGGCAAATACGCAGTCTTAGTTCAG